ATCAAGCGGTAGATGCGGTCCGGAAGAGCAACAGAAGTGCGGGTGGGGACAGGTTCAAGCTAGTGAAAATACTGGTGCCCCCGACAAGGTTCGAACTCGTGACCCCCTGATTACAAATCATAATCGAATGCCCGGAGAATATGAGGTTTCGCCTTACATGTTGCGTCTGTGTCGCGTCAAGATAAAAAGAAGTCGGCCGCGTTTGCCAGTTCTGACCCGTCGTCATCACGCGGGAAAAGGTGTCCGTACGTATCCATCGTCATGGCGATAGTCGAATGCCCCATGCGCTCCTGAACCAGTTTAGGAGGCAGGCCGAGCCCTCCATCTTCACGCCGGTTTATGCACCACGACGCAAACCAGTGGCGCAGGCAATGAAGGCCGGAGTATTTAGGCGCCAGAACGGGCTTCCCGTCCTCATCGAGTTCGCCACTATCAGTTACAATTCCGGCTTTGACCCACAGTGGATGGACGCCCCGGCGCAAGATATTCTTCAAGCTTTCGACCTTCCCTAAGCCGTTCGGGAAAACTAAATCGTGGACGGCGATCGGATTGCCATCGGCGTCAGCTTTACCGGTGTCTCGGCGTGGGCATGCAAGTTTCCATTCTTTGAGACCGTTGATCACAAGCGCGGGGGCCGGCACAGTCCGTTCTCCCGCAACAGATTTCGGGCGGCCGATATCGTTGAAACGATCCGCGCGCTGATGAACCCGAACCTGCTTTTTCTCGAAATCAATATCCTGCCACCGAAGGCCGCGCAGTTCTGACGCCCTCAGGCCGCAGAACGCGGCCGTCAGAATAAACGCCCGCCATCGGCCCTCTGTCACGCTCAGCAGCGCTTTCACGTCTTCTCGCGTTGGAATATCTACGCCGACCTTCAATCGGCCCTTCTGACGCTTCTCATGGCGGTTTGCGCTCTTTCCGCGCCTGGCTTGCATTTCGCGGGCTGCGTTTCTGATAACGAGGCCGCGCTCCTGCGCATCCGCCAACAATGTGCCGAGCGTCGTCATCACTCGCTTGATCATTGAGGGAGATCGGCCCTCCTCGCGCAACTTGTCCTCAAACGAGCGGAGACGCGCGGTATTCAGCGTGTTGAGCCTGCTCTCACCGATGAACGGGACGATATGGAGCCGGAGAGTTCGCTCATAATCCTCGATTGAGGATCGCTCCAATCCGGCGGCCGTTGCGGACACTATCCATAGCTTCCCCGCTTCCGCGACCGTAACTGTGGCCTTATCGGCCACATGAACACCGTCGCGCACTTCGACTGATGCCGTCGTAGCAAATGCATCAGCCTCCTTTTTTAGACGGAAGGTTTTGAGCCTGCGCTTCCCTGTCGTATCAACATAGTCCGCAACCCAAGCCGACTTTTTCTCGCCCTTGGGTGTGGTCCATTCCCGCTTGCGGACGCTCATTCCTTCCCGCCCCCGGTTACGTCCGTTTCTCGATCGCGGCGCGCGTCAGCTATAGCCAGAGCACGAACGAAATCTCGCACTCGCTCTTTTGCTTCCTCCTGATCAGGCTCGCCGTTGGGATCGAATTTCCATATCGTCGTGTATTCTTCGACTGTGCGCCGCAAAGACGCGAGTTGCGCTCGCATCTCTCGCATCGATTTATTTAATTCCGCAGGGTCGAAGCCTTCCGCGTCGAAGATATCGAGCGGCCTTTGATCCGGTACAAATGTTCCGGCCGCGATCGCTTCAAGCTTCTCTCTGAGCACTTTCTGTGTCGTGAGGCCGCTTTCGAGTAGGGCGACGATTTCAGCATTCATCGATCGATTATTGCGGGCGGCTAGGGATTTCAACTCATCGCGCATCCCGTGCGGCAAACGAACAATAACTTTATCAAGGTCTCTGCTTTCTGAGACTTGTGGCGTCATCACGGTCATCCAATCAATCAAAATTAGCCAATATGGCATTAGGCCATATTCACTATTGCATCAATATTGGCCTTAGGCCATATTGGCCTAGTGCCATATGATTAATGGAGAACTAAAATGTCACAAAAATTTGGTTCCACGGATACGAGCATTTCCGTCGCCGTATCCGTCCGAATGCCGAAATCAGTTCGAGACCGCCTTCAAAGCAGCGCCGAGAAAAGCCGCCGCTCAATGAACAGCGAAATCGTGTTTTTGCTTGAAACGGTGCTTTCACCGGAAAACGAAAAAGCCGAGGCGGTTGCCCCCGCCTCGGCCTGATTGGCCCAAAGACCATTATCCATCCCCACATCAAGAGGATTTGCCATGAATACCAAAGATCACGATGCTGCGAAAGCGGCTCCTGAAATGTTCTTTTCCAATATGTCGATGCTCGACCTGGCGAGCGCACTTTCCGCTCTCGTATCAATGCGCACCACGGCGGGGCTAACATCCAACCTCGCCAATCAGATGAAGCGCGACGATCTCGAAGACTTCGCGGACGCTCTCAGCGAGGCCCTTGGCGATCAGATCGAGGCCATCGAAACGGAATTGCTCGGCCGCTCCCCGCTTGATGCGGCGGATATTGCCGACCGAGACGAACTTCTCGCCGTCGCCGCGAACGCGCTGCGCCCGGGAGAGCATGGAGCCAACCTGCGGATCGGGAGGGTTTCCAATGGCTGAGGCAGCAAACGCAGATAGTCTTGACCTTGTGTGGGGCGCCGACGCTATCGCGAAGGTGATCGGCAGGACAAAGACGCAAACTTATCATCTGCTCGCCACCGGGTCTGTACCCGCAAAGAGCATAAAGGGCCGATGGGTTGCCTCTCGCAGCAAGCTCCGCCAGCATTTCGAGGGCGAGGCCAGTGAGCAAAATTGACCATTCCAAGCGCGCGCGGGCCGACCGCGCGCGCCGCCATGGGGCCGAGGCCGCTGACGATCTCGGCCCCATCTTTCCGACGAAACCGAGGCCGGCGAAACGCTGTCCTTCGAAAGCTGCCATCCGCAGCGAGGCCGAGAGGGCGATCGAGCAGATCACGCGGACGATCACATGCACCGGCTGCGGCCACACCGCCGACGTGCTGTTGCCAGCCTCCGCGGTTGGCAAACGGCTGCGTTGCTCTGTTTGCAAGAGGGTTGCGACATGAGAAGCGACAACGAACAGCGGCGGTTCTCATATGTTCCGAAGCCAGGCGAGACGGAGAAAATCGGAACGTTCAAATTTCGTCTGGAAAATACGATTAATGGCGATCCAGAGGCCCCTAAACAGGGGCTCAAAGTCATGCGTTCCTATCTGGATTTCCTGAGTGGCGCTAAATGCTCTTACAGGTCCACTACGGATATTGCCGCCGAAACCGGACTTAGCTTCGACACGATCAGGGAAACGCGGAATGCGCTGATCAAGCTCGGTTACATGCGGGAGCGAGGCAGGGAGGCGAGTGGCGCTATCCTTTACGAGATCAAAAACGAGCGCGCTGCGATCGTATTTGAGCACGTCGAGGGAGTGCGTTCTAAGCTGCGCCAGTCCGAAACGGAAAAGAAGAATGCCGCGCGGATTAAGACGCGTTCAAGTGATGTTGTCCCCCCGAGAAAATCGGGGGACACAGACGCGCAAGATTGCAGGCTGTCCCCCGAAAATTCCGCGTCGTGTCCCCCGGAAATTTCGGGGGATGTCCCCCTAATCCTCGGGGGTAATACCGTAGAGCACAACGTTGAAGAAGGCGAAGGGGCCTTCGCCCCTTCGTCTATCTCTCATTCTACGTTTACTGTTGATGGTCTCGACAAGCTCTCTGACAATGAGCGCATACCGCCCGTCGCCGCAGAGGCGGCGCGGGCTATAGTCGAACGTCTTATTGAGGGAATATTTCCCGAGCGTGAGCCCATCACCTACGAGGCGCTGAAGATCATGCTAGGTCGCGGCAAGCTGACGAAAAAGCTTGCTCGCGAGGCGGTCAAGGAAGCCAATAAGGGCGGGAACGTTCAAAAATTCTTGGGGGTTTCGCGATGAGTGAACAACTCGATTTATTCGCTTGGGCCGATGCGCAGCCGTCGAACATCATTCAAGCCCGAGATTTTTTTGATCGTCGCACAATAGAAGTGGCCTTCGCGCTGGCTCTTGGTGATGTCCCTTCCCGCAACGGCGAGGTTGTCCCATTCATCGGGCGCGCGATCGCCGGCGCACCACGATCGCCCTCACCCCCGGCAGCTATGCGGGCTACTTGACTAGCGACCGCCATTGGTGGCAAATGTCGTCACGGCAATATTTCCGTTGCCTCTGGATTGATTGATTGAACTCGTTTTCGCTGCTCCCTCGGGAGCCAATCAATTCGGAGGGATCATGTCCTCGCATGTCGAAACACAGCCGCTCAACCGCCTTTTGTCGGTGAAGCAAGCCGCCAGCGCCCTGAGCGTCTCATCCTCTCAGCTTTACAATCTGCGCCGACGCGGCGTCATCCGTTTCGGAAAGCTCGGCTGCCGGACAGTCGTCACGCAAACCGAGCTCGATCGCGTGATCGCCTCGGTTGAAGCGGAGGGCTCCGCGCGATGAGCTTTATCTCCGACTTGGTTGGTGATCGACTTGGCGGCCTGCCAACCCCAACACCCACATCGTCCGACCCGCGCGACAGGCTTCCGCCCGAAGCGCGCGAAAAGCTGATCCGCCTTGAGGATGAGGCTTTCGCGCTGCACGGGGCCATCCCGCAACAGCGATACCTTGATGCTTTCGAGCGCCTTACAGAAATCCGCCAGCAAAAAGCAAGGTTCCAATCGACCATGCGTCGGGAGGATGGCGAGAGACTTGCAGACTTCGATGTAAGGATCGATCAAGCACAAGCCCATGCGGATCGGATTACCAAGCTCCGTGATAGTGCATCCGAAGCGTGGAACAAAGCGGGTAATGTCGTTCAGCGCTGCCTTGATTTTGTCGAAACTCAGCGGAGTTTTCGATCGGCGCGCGTTCCGGGAGTGAAACTTGCTGCCGGCCAAAGTTTCGCAGACGCCATCGCCAAAGTCCGCGAAAATATTGCCGCGGCTTCAGAGGATCGACGGCGGATCGAGCTTGCCCCGGCACCTGCGGCAGAGCTAGCCGAGAAAGCCGTTGCGGGTTTGGATCGGATGGCCGCACAGGGCGCTCCAAGTTTCGACCCGAGAACTCGCGACCGAGACCCCTTCAAACTTGATCATCACTTGACGCACCCGAACGTTGGCGTCGCCTTTCTTCTATTTCTGTTCCGCGACGAAATTGCCGAGCGCCTAACAGCGATCATTGGTGATGACGCGCCTGGCACACTGAGTGATGCGGATCGGGAAAAACTATTGGCGAAGATCGATGCCAAGCGCCTCGACCTTGAGCGGCAGGAAGAAGCCCTGATCATTGCGGCAGCAAAGAACGCGCAGCGCATAGAGCGACGGCCAGATGCCGATATCAGGGCAATCCTCGGGGTTGAGTGAGGGTTGTCAGGCGGCTTCGAGCCGCCTTTCTCTACCCAAGAAAGGAGACACTATGGATTTCCTCCCGATCAGTGAAGGCGACTTAAACGCACACGTCTCCATGGTCCTAGAGCCGCGACGTACCGATCCCGCTTGGCGGGCCGCTTATAACGACGCCTATGCCTTGGCGGAGACCGTTTGGCCCACGCGCCATGCTCATTTTATGCGCGACACTTATGCGCTCCTTACCGCCGATCTGCACATGGCAGCCGCTCAATCTCAGCCCGAGCCGGTACCACTGGCGCCGCAACCTGCGAAGCCATCGGCAGAAAAGCGGTCCGCTCCTCCCAAAAAAACGCGAAAAACCTACTCCCAGATACGCGCAGAACAGGTCCGCGAGACACAAGAAGCAATGAAGCGAATTAGAAATAAACCTGCGCTCGAAGCTCCTAGACGTGCGCAGGAGACGGCCGTAGCCGACACGGGAAGTGTCGGCTACGGCCCGTCAACAACGTCAATTTCTTCCGGGTGGGCTAAGGCGTTTGCGAGGGTCTCAGATGCTCGTTGATCTCGTCCATCCCATTACCGTCGCCGGCGAGAAGCTGACATCAATCCACATCCGCGAGCCAGGCCGATCGGCTCTCGAAATGATCGCGGCGGTCACTGAACCAACACAGGCGGATATCCTGAGTTTCGTCTCGCGTCTGTCCGGCCTCTCTGTTGCGGCGATCCGAAAGCTGCATCCTTCCGACCTTGCTCGGACTGGCGAGGCAGTGTTCCACGAAATCAATAACGCCCGGCGCCGTCTTCGCGCTCGGAAGGCGGTCAGAGCATGAGCAGCGGTCCTCAAACTCAATCGTTTAGCCTCGGTCCACTCCTCCAAATGGCAGGCAGGAAAACTATCACAGTCCGTTGGCCATCTCGCTCTGACGTTCTGGCGATCGGCATGCGGATCGGAGACGACGCGCCTGCGACCCGCATTTACGCGGCATTGCTAGAGCATCTCTGCGGCCTGCCTCCGGCCATAGCCAGCCGTGCCGCTCTGGCCCACAAAAAAGAGGTCAATGCGCTGTTCATGGCGGCATTCCAGAGAATGCGCGGTGAAATGTCCTCTGACGATCCTCGCCTCGAAGAAAGCCTTCCCGCAGCGCTGGCAGGAGAAAAGTGATGGCCGGACAAACCCTAACCTCGTCCCTTGTCATCCGGCTGATTGATCAGGTCACCGCGCCGGTGAAATCTATCACGAATTCGATGTTTGGGCTCAAGCGGGCTGCCGGCGGCGATTTCGGCTCGCGGCTCAATGACGCAATTGCTCGAAACAGTGCTGCCCTCGACCGCGCGCGCGGCGGGATGGTCGATGCCGTTGCGGGCTTCTATGCCCTCAAGACTGCGATCGGCGCCCCCATAAAATCCGCTGTCGATTTTGAAACCCTGTTGGAGGATATCGGCCAAAAGGCCGATATACCCGTCGAGCGGCTTGCCGCCTTGGGTGAGCAAATCAAGCGCGTTGCTTCCGACACCAATCAGGCGACGACAGCGATCGCCAACGCGGTTGACAATCTGCTCGGTCGAGGCGCGGCCGAGGACGTTGCCCTCGCCGCCGCCGGCCCGATCGGAAAAGCCGCGACCGCCTACCGCGCTGCGACGGATGATCTCGCAGCCGCGTCATGGTCGGCGGTAGACAACCTAAAGGTTCCTGCTGACCAAATCGGCACAGCCATCGACGCCATGGCTCAGGCCGGTAAGGAAGGCGCCTTCGAGCTTCGCGATATGGCTAGGTTCTTCCCGTCGCTCGGCGCCGCCTATCAGGGCCTCGGCCAGAAAGGGACCGACGCTGTTGCAGACCTGGCGGCCGCGTTGCAGATCGTCAGGAAAGGAACGGGTGACAGTTCGACCGCTGCTACAAACCTGCAAAACGTACTGCAAAAAATCGGATCGCCGGCGACGCTCCGCGCCTTCGGCAAAATGGGCGTGAACCTGCGGAAGGAAATGCAAAAGGCCGAAAAGGCCGGCATGACGCCGATCGAGGCGATCGCGGGAATCACCAACAAAACCCTAAAAGGCGATCTTGGGAAGCTCGGCTTCCTGTTCGAGGATGCGCAAGTTCAGGCCGGTATGCGGTCGCTCATCCAGAACATGGAGGAATACAAGCGTATCCGCGCCGAGGCGATGAAAGCGAGCGGTGTTGTTGAGAAGGATTACCAGCGCCGAATTGAAACCGCCGCCGGCGCAACAATCCGATGGAAAGCCTCTATCGAGAACCTCTCCCTCGCGATCGGAACATCGCTTCTCCCGGTCATGTCCGATCTCGTGAACCGCTTCACCCCGGTAATCGACGCAATTGGCAAATGGACCGGCGCAAACCCCGTTTTCACGCGCAACGTGATCGCAGCTACGGCCGCGGTCCTCGGCTTCAAAATTGCAGTCATTGGCTTGAGATATGTTGGTTTGCTAGGCCGAGGCGGTGCGCTCTCGATGATGGCGCTCGGTTACAACACGGTCGGCAAGGCTGCGATATTCGCCGGTCGCGGCATGAAGCTCATGGCGTTCACTCCGATCGTCGCAGGCCTTGGCGCTGCCCGTCGCGCACTGGTCGGTTTCGCCGCCTCTGCTGCGATCCTTGGGCCAGGCGGAGCGACCGGCATCGCTATCAAGGGCTTGGGGAAAGGCGTCCTGTCGATCCTGAACCCCCTCAATCTTGTGCGTCGATCGGCTTTTCTCCTGCGCGGCGCTCTGATGTTTACCGGCGTCGGAGCCGTCATTGCCGGCATCGCTGCGGCCGGGACGCTCATCTATAACAATTGGGATGGGTTGGTCTCGTTCTTCCAAGGCGTAGGAAAGGGTTTCATGGAAGCCCTCGAACCGGTTCGCCCGATCATGGAGCCGATCGCCGGCTTTGCTGAGCGGATATACTCGGCCGTAAGCAACATGCTCGGGCCGATCAAGGCCACGAACACGGAATGGCGCGCGTGGGGCGAGACTGTCGGCGGCGTTGTCGGCGGCGCGGTCCGCACTGTTGTCGAGGCGATCAATGACCTGATCGCGAAGATACAGAGCGCAGTGCAATGGGCGCAGAACCTCGGAACCTCGATCAAGAATGCCTTGACGTGGGGCGGTGGCGAGGTCGAGGGCGGAACCAGTGGTGGCGCTGGCGGTAGTGGTGGCGGAACACCCGAATATGACAGCATGGGTAACGTTACCGGCCATCGAAAGAACGGCGGTCCTGTCTGGCCCGGCGGCTCATTCCTTGTTGGCGAGCAGGAGCCGGAGGTATTCACCCCTAAAACCGCTGGTACGATCACGCCGGCCAGTCAGGCCGGCGGCATGCGCGATATGAACGTTACAATCTACGTCAACGGTGCGGCCGACCCCGAGGAAGTTGCGCGCCGGGTCGAGAAGAAAATTCAGAACCGCATGCGCGACCGCATGAGCGGAGCCTATTCAAATTCCGGAGTTCGATGATGACAAAAAAAGCAGTCGTGGAAATCTGGATTGACGGGGTGAATGTGACGGGTCGGATATCTCCGCTCCTAATCAGTCTCAGCGTTTCCGATCGGGCGGGAATGTCGAGTGATAGCGCCTCGATCGAGCTTGACGACACAGATGGACGCGCGATCATGCCGGGTGACAAGGCGGCCGTGTCGATCAGGATAGGTTGGGACGATGATGCGGGCGTTGGAGAAATATTCCGTGGTGTTACGGACGGGTCACCTCGCGCAGATGGCAGCCGCGGCGGTCGGACGATAGCCATTTCAGCAAAAGGAATGGACGTGCGAGGCAAAGCCAAGCAGGGTCAACGGCGGCATTTTGATGATGAAACAATCGAGAAAGCCTTGCAGGAAACCGGGCGTGAGGCTGGCATAACGGTTTCCGTCGATCCATCGTTCGCGTCGATCAAGCGAGATTACATCGGCCTCGAAAATGAAAGCTTTGCAGAATTTGGCGAGCGCATTGCCCGAGAGGTTGGCGGGACGTTCAAGATCGTTGGCGATCGAGCGATACTCGCAAGACGCAATGGCGGCGTAAACGCCGCTGGCGCAGCCCTTCCAACGGTACGAGCCGCGTGGGGAGAGAACCTGCATGATTACAGCATCACACCGATCGCGGGGCGCTTCTTGGAGAAATCCGTTCAAACAAGCTGGTTTGACCCCAAAGACGCTATGTACAAATTTTTGGAAGCCGAGACCGGGACAGAAAACGCGACCACAACCTACATCGGCACAGAAATAGCGGCCAATGAACAGGAAGCGCAGCATAGGTCAGCTTCCCTTGCCGCCGAGCTTGATCGGGAAAGTGGTGAGGGAACGGTAACGATCGAGGGGAACATCGGCGCGCAGCCTGAGGGCCTTTGCGTCGTATCAGGATGCCGCCCCGGGATTGATGGCACATATCGGATTAAGGGCGTGACCCACGATTATTCTCGCTCAGGATGGATAACGCGGCTTGAGCTCGGCCAGCCGAAAGGCGAGGCAGGCAAGGATAAGCGCGGAGAGAAATCGACCAGCGATGAGGACGATGATTTCTCACTGTCTGCCGATGGGGATATCGGTTAAATGTCACATTATCCAAAACGATTTTATTTAAAATCAGCGACTTACAGAAATGTGACATCGTGTGACATCCGCTGCGAGGTCCACCCATGAAGATTGTAATTTCCCCTCTCGACGGCAACTTTGCGCGCTTCGCCAACCAGATTGGCGCCCTCGGTACAGCAAAGGCCCACAAGGCGCTTGCCCGGGCCGTGAACCGCACTACCAACACCGCATACGGCCGCGTCGTGAAGGCCATCCGAAAGCAATCGGACATCCCCACATCGATAATCCGCAAACAGGTGAAGAAACGCACGGTCTCGACAAATATCGATCATGGCGGCTCTCTTGAAGGGGTCATATGGGCAACCGGAAAGCCTATATCGCTCAAGTACTTCATGGCGCGGCAGTTTGCCTTTGGCGTCAAAGCGAAGCATGGCGGCAAATGGCATCGCTATCCGTCTGCCTTCATGGGCAAGAAGCCAGGCATCATCAGTAAGCGATTGGGTGGCCATGTCTTCGTTAGGACATCTGCAAACCGCTTCCCGATCGAGAAACTGTTCGGCCCCTCTATCCCCGAAGAATTGATCCGCGGCGAAAGCGAGCGTGTGTTCCGGTCAACAGTGAGAGAGATGCTTGAGAAGCGTGTGGCCCATGAGCTCGGACGGCTTCTCAAATGAAGGCACGAACGAACGGCGGCCCGAGGCCGCCGGACAACAGTCACATCACCTAAACCAAAACCCAAAGGAGACAGAAAGATATGACCTCAGGTGACGAACCCCAAGACACCCGGCAGCCTAAAGGTGCAGAGATTAAGGAGGCTATCGATAAGTTGGCCTTCCCACCGGGCCGGTACAGACTGACGTTCGAGATTGATGAGCATGGTGCCATCAGCAAGATAGGTGAAACCCGCGCCGTTCCCAACCATCCGATAGAGGGGTGGCCTTGGTAGGCCCCCCCACCCTTTAGGGACCGTATCTGTCACCCGGCCTATGCGGTGCAGGATCACCCCGGGTTTTCGCTATTTTTTTCGTTCCGAATTTTCCATTTCCATTTCCAAAAGATGAGCAGACGGCATGACGAAAGTTAGTTTCCCTCCCGATGCCGAAATCAGCTTCGAAACGGCCGGCAAGATACTCGGCATCACTCGCCGGCGCGTGTCGCAGTTGGCCGAGGAGGGGTTCATCGCAAAGCGATCGCGCGGAACAACCACGGTTGCCGACGCTGCGCAGGGTTATGCCCGGTACTGGCAGGAAAAGGCCACAGCCGAAACGAAAACATCCGCAGAAAGTCGGGTGCGCGATGCGCGCGCCCGAGAGATCGAAATGCGAAATGAGGAGCGGATGCGAAAGCTGATCCCGATCGAGGATCACACGGCAGTTGTCGATTACGTCGTCGGGGCAGTCCACGTTGCATTCAACAGCATTCCGGCCCGCTTAACCCGAGATATCGAGCAGCGCAGAAAAATAGAGGTCGAGATCGATGGCGCATTCAAACAAATTGCCAAAGCATGTCGAGCAGGTGCCGATGTCGCTCGAAAGGGTGGCGAACTTCCTCACTCCGGCGAAAAGGTGTAACCCTGACATATGGGGCGCGAACAATCGCAAGTACCCGCCCTCGGCCGGCATTCCGGGTGAGCGCAATCCGGAATTGACGCGCTATATGATCCCTTTCGCCCGTCGCGTCCATGCGGCGCGGCATAGGCGCGTCATCAGCGTTACCGCCGCTCAGAGCGGGAAAACCGACAACATACTCGACATCATCGGCGCCCGGCTCGCGCAGCGGCCGGCGCCGATCCTGTACGTCGGCCCGAGCGATGAGTTTGTTGAAAGCCAGTTCGAGCCTCGCCTCATGGCTCTCCTCGATGAGGCCGAGCCGCTGGCTGGCAAGGTGCTGCGCGGCAAGCGCATGCGGAAAAAGCTCAAACAGGTTGCCGGCGTCCGCGTTCGCCTGGCTTCCGGCCGATCATCGACGGCCCTGAAATCTGATCCCTTCGCTCTTGGTATCGTGGATGAGTACGACGAAATGGCAAAGAACATTCAAGGACAGGGCGACCCGCTCGGCCTCGTAGAGGCGCGCGGCGAAACCTATGCGGATTTTGTAACGGCGGTTGTCTCTACCCCCTCTCAGGGGCTCGTTGAGACTGAGGTTGATCCCGTCAACGGCCTCACGTTCTGGCGGGTTGGCGACAAAGAGCAGGTTCTCTCTCCGATCTGGCGCTTATTTCAACAAGGAACCCGGCACCATTTTGCGTGGGCCTGCCCTCACTGCGGCGAGTATTTTATACCCATGCGATCGCACTTGCGCTGGCAAAAAGGTTCGACGCCCGTTCAGGCGCGGCGAACGGCATACCTGCAATGCCCTCAGGGTTGCGCCGATCCGATCGAGAACCATCACAAGCCGGAAATGATCGCGGGCGGCGTGATGATCGCTCCCGGCCAAACGCTTGAGGACGCTTTTGCTGAGCAGAACGAGCCAGAAAATTCAACGTGGTCATCATGGGCGAGTGGGCTTTGCAGCCCGTTTGTCACCTTTGGAGAGCGCGCCGAGCGGCTGCTCACGGCGCAGCTTTCCGGCGAGGAGGATAAAATCCAGACGGTGATAAATGCGGGGTTTGGCGAGCTCTACACGCCCGGCGCCGCAGGCGATCTACCGGAATGGAAAGCGGTTGTAGATCATCGCTTACCGTACAGGCGAGGAGAAGCTCCTCTCGGCGTTCTGCGCGTCGTCGCTGGCGTGGACGTGCAGAAACGTTCTCTTGTCTACGTCATTCGTGGTTTCGGCTCTCGCGGTACGTCGTGGCTGCTCGATTATGGGTATCTCTTGGGCAACACCAGCGAGCCTGAGGTTTGGCACGATCTTACCCTCAAGATGATGAGCCCAATCGCCGGCCTCGTCATCGAGAAAGTATTCATCGACAGTGGTTTCCGGCCCAACAAGCCGGACGCCGGCGATGAGCATAAGGTCTACGAGTGGACCCATCGGCATAGCTTCATGGCTATGCCGACAAAGGGCCGCGATACCCTCGGCGGGAAGCCATTTGTAGTGAGCAAGATCGAGGTAAAGCCCGATGGAAAGCTCTCGCCATATTCGATCGATCTCGTCCACATCAACACAGACTTTTTCAAGGGGCTCGTACACTCCCGCCTCAAGACACCGCTGACTGACGAAAACGGCGATGAAATGCCTGGCGCATTCCATCTTTTCTCGGATGATGAAGCCGCCTATGAGGACTATGCCCGCCAACTCGTTAGCGAGGTCCGCGTCCTCGGGGAGAAGTTCAAACCGGAGTGGGTGAAGCGACAGCGCGACAACCATTTTCTCGATGCGGAGGCCCTCGCGGCCGCCGCGGCTTATATGCTCAATGTGCAAGCTATTCCCGAGGGAATTGAACGTCCGCCAGAAGAACCAAAGCCAGAGCGCGAGGAGAAAGCCTCTGAGGTCGAAAAGGCTAGTAAAGCTCAAATGATGGCTTCAATCCGCGATCGCTTCCGCAACATGGAAAGGCGCCGTTAATCGGCGCCACCATCTGCCATCTCGCTTTTGCGATGATCATACATCTCAACGTCGCGCTGATCCTCTAGGGCGTCTACAGCCGCGAGCATCGCGTCAAAGTCCGCTTTGGACATGACAATCATTTCCTCTCCCGATGGTGAGAAAATCACCTGAACATTCGGCCTCATTGGATCATCTGACAGCTTCATCGCTTCCCTCTCGTACGACGCCAGCGCTTCAATCCGAGCATGGTTCCGATCTCCTCGTTGGAAAATGCCCGCTTCGCTTTGAGGGCCTTCCACTCGGCCTCCCTCTCGGGCGGCACGTCGTAACCACGACGGGCCGCGTTACTGAGGCGCTGCATTTCCTCGCGCCTTGTCTTGAAGCGCTCCCGGCCCCGCTCATCGCGGGCCGAGGCAAAATCGGGGTTGGCATGCATTTTCCGCAGCCGATCGGCGCCTAAGGTTTTCCGCTTGTCCTGGCGACGGCGTCGTTTTTCGCGAGGCGCGGGCCGGTCAGTTTCCACCACATCAAGCATCGGCGCATGTCCCTCTATCGCAGGAAGGCTTCCATTTCGCTCTTTGCGACCTTACGGCGAGCATCAATGTACTCAGCCAGATCATGGACATGAATGCCCTTCGCTGCCTTTTGGCTCGGCTCGATATAGATCAGCGGGAGCTTGATCTCTCCGCGCGTCGCCTTGCGCACGAAGTGGTTGACCGTCAGATGGGGGAAGTAATCACGGCATACCAGTTCGACGGGGATAATCGCTCGGCCGTCATATTGGGCCATAAGCAAGAAGACTGTTTTCATAATTTTCGCTTCATCATCAATAGCGAGGTCATCCTCAACCATCTTTATAATTTCCGGAGACATGCCGGGTAATATTTTTATCAGATCGTCAACCTCACCCCACGTCATCACTTCGCTCGACCACTTTCGATCGAGCGTAGCGGCCGATGCCGGGGAAATCCCATGCTTTATGCCATCAACGAACGCGATGGGCTCACCAGCTTCGGTGCTTTCTATCAGATAGTCCGGAGCCATGGTGGCACCGTCTACGGCCAACCTAACTTGGCATTGTTCTCCGCATCGCGACATGTTTGCGAAAATGTCCCGCAAAAGAACCTCGGGCCAACTCAAACGGAATACGAGTTCTCGGAGAGTAGCGTTAGCGGGGAGCGGCTGCGCCATAGCTTATTCCGTCAGTTTCTTGTTGCATTTCATGTTGCGTCGAGTAGCCGCAACTCCATGAAAATCCGTAAAAACCTTTACAAATCAATGCAACAGGCGCGCGACAAGAAAAATCAAAAATGGGGAAGTCCTGGCGATCCAATGCGTTGAAAACATTGGAGAAATACTGGTGCCCCCGGCAGGGTTCGAACCCGCGACCCCCTGATTACAAATCAGGTGCTCTACCAACTGAGCTACAAGGGCAATCCAGTGCCTTGCCAACTATCAGATTCTGATCTGGTGTAAAGCAAAAACTGATGACACGGCATC